TAGGTGACCCACTAAAAGAAAATTCTAATTCACCTCCCCTGTAAGTGTTAGGATCAGATAAAGAAACAGTTACAGATAGTTTTCTAATTTTTCCTTTAAACTCATCACTTACATTTTTCTGGTTTCTTTCTCCGTAAGGATCATCAAAACTATCGCAGTGCCAATCATAAAACTGACCTTCACCATATTTAGTAAACTGACATTGTTCTGAAACATCATATTGAAAATTCCAACCTGCATTAATATTTGCTTTCGCAACAAAAGGCATAATATATCTGTAAATCCATGGATCGTTTAACCAAACTATTTTTGAATTTCTTTGTTTAAATAAATTTCTTTGTCGTTGTTGGTTTAAATTTTTAAAATTTGTAGTTCCACCTGTAAGAGCTGTTTGATCTTGTTTTGTCAAAGCATATCTTATTATTGAATTACATAAATGATGAGGTAAGACATTTTGAAAAGCCCAGTAATTATTTCTAAAATTCATTTCTGTTTAAGATAGTACTTATTTATAAATAAAAGTAAATAGCTTAATTTTCCCAAGATGAAGTTTCAGGATTCCAAATACGTGTAATTGTAGTGGTATTGTCTACTTCAACATCCTCAACATACCACCTTTGGTTTTCTTCATCCCAACTAGGGTGTAACCTATAAGATTGATTATTTGTTTGTGAATTAGCAGTGCTAACAAAATCTGGTGGCATCGCCACAGGAGGTTGCCATTTGTTGTCAGCGTTTAATGTCCAAGATGCAAAAGGTTGTGTTTGAATAAATATATCTTTTTCAAAATCATAAACATAACCTATTCCAGCATATATATTTCTAAATTTTGAGTTGTAAGAAGTCTGTTTCCACTCGCCACCCTTAAAAAAAGTTTTACACCAAGTCTCTCCATCCACATGCATATCATTGTCTACTAGGGGACCATTTGAAGTTGAAATACCATTGTCTACCACTACCACTCTTTTTACAATCCACTGTGTATTTGTAGTAAATCCTGTTGGATCAGTTTTTTGTTCTATTTCTGCGAAATGAGCCATAACATTATGGAACAACAAAACAGCCAGTTGCATTAAATGTATGAATTACATTACAACCACTTGTTGTTCTAGTTCCTCCTGTTATTCTGTCGTTCCCTGCAACACTGTTTGCAAAAGATACAATGACAACTCCTGAACCTCCAGATCCTCCAAATTTATTAGTGTCAGCTGCTGTTGGTCCACAAGGGCCAGCAGGTCTTCCGCCAGCTCCACCACCGCCTCCAGTGTTAGCAGTTCCTGATCTGTCTGCACTTGGCTCTGCTCCAGGGTGATTATAATTAGTGCCAGCTCCGCCGCCACCAGAACCACCAGAACCACCAGCTTGACTAGGTCCCGAAGGATTAGCTACAGCTCCTCCGCCACCTCCAGCTCTTGTTGTACAATCTCCAGGCCAACCACTTGATCCATTTCCTCCAGGTCCACCAGCGGTTGGTGTTTGTGCAGATCCTGCAGCGTTTGCGCCACCGCCTCCGCCACCTCCAGTTCCACCACCAGGTGGGGCTCTTCCTGGTCCTCCATTGTTACCTTGAGGGGGAGTTGTGGGAGGTGTATTACCAGTGCCTCCAGGATCAGGATGTTCTCCAGAACCTCCGCCAGATCCTCCGTCAAGTCCAGCAACAGATGGTCCTTTTCCTGCTCCGCCACCAGCTGATTCAAAAGATGATGCACAGCCTACGCCACAGGTATTAAATGATGAAGCACTTCCATTTACAGAATTATTCAGAGGTGAAACTCCAAATGAGTTTCCACCAGCTCCAATTGTAACTTTATAAGTATTTGCTCCAACAATTGGGTATGATGTATTAAAACGATATCCACCAGCTCCGCCGCCGCCAGCTTGTCCACCAGCTGCGCCGCCGCCTCCGCCGACAACTAAAATATTAGCATTGAAAGGTGGTACAGGTGGAAGAGATCCTCCTCCTAAACCTAGAATTTTATATCCAAAACCTGTTGCCATTATTCTCCTTATACGTCGTTAGCAGCATCAGTAGTGAAGAATAATTTGACTCCTAATAGTTTTGCATCAGCATTCAAATCATCTGCTGAAACATCTCTTGATATTTGGAAGAAAACGTATTCATCTGTACTTGGTGAGCCTGCTATTGTTACTGCTCCACTTTCTGCCGTCACTGCTAAATCGTTTGCTGTACCACTCATAGCTTTTGCCGTTGGGGCAACTGCTGTGCCAAAAGCTGTATTTAAATCTCCGTTGTCTGCTAATGCAACACCTTGTAAAGCCCAAGATGTAGTACCAGTGTCTGTTGAGTTTGCTGTAAAGAAAGCTTGAAAACTTATTGTGCCTTCATTCCATGATTTAGGAAAAGCAACAGCAAATTGTGCAAACTCATCGGAGTCTTTGTCAAAATCTAAAGTTTTTAGTTCTGGTCCATTTGATAATTCTGTTTGTGCTATGTCAGCGCATCCATTTGTAGTGTTTGGATACATTGCAACTGCAGGAACCCAAATAGTTTCTTTACCTGCTATTTTAACTGCGGCTACATTCCCATCACCGTCTTCAGCTCTAATTACACCAGTTCCTTTTGTTTTAAGATCAATACCAACATTTGAATCTCCACCTGACGCTGTAAACGATGGGTTATTACCTGTTGCAGCATTTGCAAAAGTAAGTTCGTTAACTGCTGAACTTGTAGCTGTTAAATTAAATAATTCGTTAGAATTTGTATCAGAAATTTTTGTTCCAATTATAGGAGACGTTAAAGTTTTATTTGTTAACGTATCTGTTGAAGAGGCAGTAATAAATCCACAATCATCAATGTCTGGGTTAGTCCCATCATTTGCTGTTGCGTAAACTAATTTTACTGCGCCTGGTGCAACAGTTACAGAATCTCCAGACCCTGATACGTATTTAAATACTACGTTTTGAGATCCAGATGTTGAATTTTTTAAAACATAAAATTGTTGAACATCTATCGGGATAGTAACATTTCTAGATGCTGAAATAGTTCCAGTGAATTCTATAATTCTGTGTGCAAGAGTTGCACCTGTTGATCCATCAGATACAGATAAAGTTGTATCACCAGAATCAGATACGGCTTGTGTAGTAAAGCCCCCTGAAATTTGTTCAATAAGTTGTAAATTTGTGTTAGTTTTCGTTCCCCACGTTCCGGCGTTTTCACCCGTTGCCTGAAGTTCGACACCTAAACCAGTATATGTTGAAGCCATATTTTATCTCCTATTATGCAGCGTCAGTATAACTTGTATTTGATCCTGTTGCAACATCTGTATACGAAGAATTTGACCCCGTGTCAACATCAGAATATGCTTGAATTCCAAAGCCAGTTGCAGTGCCAAAACCAGCTACAGAAACTGTTGCAGATTGACCTGTTAATCCCATTACATCTGCTGGTGTTAATGAACCAACAGAGAATGTTGCTGCTTGACCACCTAATCCTACAACCATTGGAACAGGGTCTATAACACCGACAGATACCGTTGCTGAAACTCCAGTTAAGTTAATTAATTCTATTGCACCTATATCTGGTGAACCCAAACTTGAAGTTATTTCTTGACCGGTTAATCCGACTACATCCGCAGGAGCTAAAGATCCAACAGATGATGTTACTGCTTGACCACCTAATCCTATTGTAAATTCTCCTGGTGTTATTGAACCAACACTAGAAGTAATTCCAAGTCCTTGAACTTGTTCTGGTATATCTAATTGACTTGGTATAGCAGAAGTTATTTGTTGTCCTGTTAACCCTACAACATCTGCAGGATTTAAAGTAAACATGCCCCAACTATTTTCACCATAAGATGCATTACTCCAACCGTTAGCACCTAAATTTGATGTAATTGATTGACCGTCTAACTCTACTGTTAAACCATTAAAGCCCCATGACTCAAAGTTCCAAGTATCTCCACCCCAACCTTGTTCAGGAAAAGCTGTAACTTCTCCAACTGAAGATGTAATTAATTGACTTGATAATGTAACAGTTGGGTTATCGCTTTCTCCATATGGACCACCATTCCAAGTATCTCTACCCCAACCATTTAAAGAGCTTGATATAGGCTCTCCTAAAGATACAGTTATAGCTTGACCGGTTAGTTGTACTACTTCATCAGTAGCTTGACCCCATGATCCACCTGTGTTCCATGCATCAACGCCCCAACCACTCGTAAAAGCGTCCGTTATTCCCCAAAGACCAGCACTCCAGTTTCCCGCTCCCCAAAAATCAGTATTAGGGGTATTTGCTTGACCACCCATCCCTGAGTGAACAGTGCAATAATAGTATAAAGTTGGTGCACTAGAGGCAACTTGAATTTGCGTGTAAGCACCAGAAGAACCTGGTGTTCCGTTTGTTGTAACGCCTGTGGTATACTCACTACCTCCAGAATGTGAACCACCACTTGTTGTGGAAAATCTTAAAGGGTGACCAGAGTTTGAACTGTCAGACTGATCAAACCTAAACGTTGCACCTTCAACTAATTCTAAAGTTGCTTGTTGTACACCATCAATAAAATATTTATTACCAGAGTCGGTAGAGACTACCGTTACTGTGAAAGTTCGAGTAACGGACATCCGTTTCTCTCCCTTACGCTAATCTTATGATAGCGTTTGTAGCGTCTGCTGTTGGAAATTGAATTGTAAAAGTTCCGCTAGATACAGTTTTATCACCGCCGAAAGCAATAACTGCTACTGCTTTATCTGATTGATCATCATTATAAATTAACGCGCCATTTGCTGTAAACGATGCGCTTGTAAAACTAACATCTGCAAAATCACAAACAGCCGTCGTACTATCTGTTGTTGGAGTTACGCTTGTTAATGTCGCTCCACCCGAAGTATAGGCAGTCCCAGATGTGTTAGTAATTTCGTTAGATGTTGTAAAAGCTGTCGTTCCAGCTCCTAATGTAGCTGAACTTGTGTACAGAGCTATCTTAAAAGTGTCTCCAGTTGTAGCTGTAAAGTTGTGTGTTCCAACTAAAAGCTCTTGTTTAAAACTTGTGCATATCGCCGATGTTATTGCCATAATAAAACTCCTTAAGGTGTTGTTGATGGTACTGTTATTCTAACAGCCCCATCAGTGTAATCATCTCGTCTTCTTCTGCCGATTTGCTCTACACCAAATTTATCTACTTCTTGTTTATACTTATTTTCGTAAAGTGTCAACATATCTGCTGGACCTTTTAAGAAAGCATATGTCTCCGCCAAACAGCAATATAATAGGCCATTAGGGAAGTTTAGACTGATATAATTAGTAGTATTATCTGAAGCCAGAGTAGCTGGCATTTTGTTGTAATGCACTCTAAATTTATATGTTGTGTCTGGCACGGGTGCAAACATCATTCTTCCAGAGTTCGTATCACCATCTCCAGTAGCTCCACCGAACATAGCATAATATTTAGGCTGACCTCTTTTTGCTGATTCGGTAGATGAAATGTATTCTTGTAAATATGTAACATCTTTTTTCTGTAAAAATACATTTGCTCCAGTTGTAGCAGACGTAGAATCATACACTTGAATTGCTCTAATAAACAAAGCTCCCCCTGGAGCATTAATTGTTTCTTGTCCTGTAACTAAATTACCTGTCTGTTGTTTTCTGTCAGCATCAATAGGAACATCACGCATAATTCTATACTGCGCGTTTAAGATAATATTTTCTAATTGATCAGCAGTTAAAACATTAGAATCAACTTCTGTGTAGTTTCTAATTTGTGTAATTAATCCTGAATAACTTAATCCTGCCATTATGGTGTTAATGTTACCGGCCCTGCCGTTACAAACATTCCTCCTGCTTTTTCCGTTACAGTAGGAGTTGATCCTAATGTAAACGTATAATTATCTGTTCCTGTTACTGTTATACTAAATCCTGAAGAATTTTCAAATGCTGTAAAAGCAACGCCTCCAGGCGACCCATCTACGTTTCTAAAAACCACAGTGTCTGAAGTAGATCTCCCGTGACTTGGTTCTGTCACTGTAATTGTTGTACTTCCTGATGTAATATTAAAAGGATTTCCTGGTAATAAATTCTGTGTGGCTGGCTCTGTTCTAGCTGGTTTTGCCATTGGTAAACCTTGTGGATCAGCTCCATGTGCTTTAGGCTCTAATTGTGGTTGTTTTGTTTCAAACTCAGAGATATGTACTTTAGAACCATTCCATTCTGTAACCATTTCTTTATATGGAAATTCCATTCCTGATCTATCAGATATAAATTTAGCGAATTTACCTTTTGCAAAATTAGACATTTGGATAATAAGTTTTCGGGGTTATAAATGAACTTGAAGAAGAACCATCCTCAGCTAATGCTCTTTGTAATTCATCTTCATAGTATAGTTTCATTTGTTGAGATAATTCAGGTTTAAATTTTTGTGATAAATAAAAAGCTAATCCAGACACCATGCAAGGTACAAATCTATATGGCACGTCTGTTGCATTAGTATAATCACCAACGTCTTGTATTCTTTTTACAAAATAATAATTAATTGTATTTCCAGCTTCTGATGATCCTGGAGTTAAGTATAAAGTAATTGTAACTTTATCAATAAATCTTTGAACGTAATATTGTGATGGTTGACCTGTTGATGTCTTATTAGAAAGAGCTTGATATGTAGATCTATTTATTTTTGTAAGAGGTGAGTCAACACTTGAGGAGTTTCTATAAACAGCCTCTAAAATATCGTCCACACCATAAATAGCTGTAGCATCAGACGTGCCATCACCTGTTGATCTAAACATTGTATAAACTGCTTGACCATTTACTAATGTAATTGAGTTATTTCCGATTTGCCAATAGTGTAGACCTCTATTACCCCATTCCTGAAATAATATATTAAGAGATCTTCTTGCTTGGCGCATCTGATTACCAGATACACTTTGAAGACCTATTCTTTCATAAGACTCTTCTATAATCTCATCTATAGAAAAATTCTTATCAAATATTGTTGTACCGGAAGTAGTGTTTGCCACTTATCCTCCTTACCCATCAAAGTAAACAGTTGCTGAATTACATTGAGTTTCATCAAAAGTTACAAATGCACCATCTTTGTACAATATTCCATCTTGAGGAATGTTGACTGTATTGATGTCTCCTGCAGTTGCACTCGTTCTAACTGTTAGTAAAGCTGTTCCTGTTAAACTTCCATCTCTAAATAGAACACTTCCGATTGATCCACCTGACTCGGCGTTCACCTGTCTTACTCTAGTTCTACCTTGAAAAACAGATCCAAACACGTCAGCAGTCATTCCTAAAGATACGTTAGCAGCAGGTTGTGCGCTAACTGTAGCAGAAGTTATTGTCAAGAAAGCTATAGTAGTTCCAGACGAAGTTTCCGCAGATCCTGTTAAAGTTATAACTTCAGTGGCCGCATCTCCGTTATGATCTGTTCCAACGATCGTAACTGTTTTGCCGTTATCACCCGTTCCAGCAGTCGTAGCTGTAATTTTTCTTGCGGTATTTGTTCCGAAAGACGTATTAGCCAACGTGAAAGTGCTTGTTGGTTGAGCAGCGGCAGCCACATAAGTTGCAGACGAAGCGTTTGTGTCTAAGAAAGTCTTCGACTTTACATCACCCATATACATAGTTTTTTCTCCTTATCTTTGGTGTGGGTGAGTATCAAGATCAAAAAGTCTCGAAGTTTCTCACCCACATAATTAACCATTACGATGCGAATACAAATGTCT